TCTCGCTGCCGCAGTTACTGCCTCATCTTCATTATTAATTGCATTATTTAATTCAACCGCACGTTCCAATATCCCTGTCATATATAAAGGAATATGTAAACTAGGAACATCGGCTTGCCGTCTGACGGCTATATTAAAGTAAGCCACGCCATCCATGATATAGAAAGGGTTAATCGCACGCTCAATAAACGGTCTATAATCATTGGCATTGGACAATGCTTGTTGATTTCTAAAAAATAAATAAAGTTTAGGGTCTATTAAATATCGTTTTGTAGAAGTAATCCATTTTACTTTTCGTCGCTTTAAATACGGACAAGACTCTTCTTGTAATGCGTTATCGATGTCATCAGCTTCATAATGTATATCATCTTCTAACAATCCGAATGCGAATTCTGCTGATCCAGTAGAAGGGATAATTACAATATCACCCTTTTGCATTTCTCTGCAAAAACGATAAACTTGGTTAAACACTCTGGTTGTATTTGCACCATATTTTTCTTTAAATGGGCCTACAATTTCATCCGTTCTATATAGTTCTTCAACACATGGGACATCGTTCCATCCGATAGCTACAAACCCTTTTAAAAAGAACTCTTTATAATAATCTCCTCCGTGTGTTCGGAGAAACCAGTAATTTCGGTTAGGTACTATGGTAGGCTCTATTCCTTCCGATTTTAAAAAGTCAGTTAAGTCAGCGAATGTAACTGTTTTATTCATTTTGAAATCTCCCTTTTATATAATCCCTTATAATACTGATACGTAATGGTGGTAGAAATCTATATTCTCCAATTCGGCATCGTTAATACATGTTCGACGGACCATTTGTTCTACTAGATTAACGTGTTCGTCTAAATAGAAGTCATCGTTAATAATATGCATTAATTCATGTTTGATTTCCTCCCTCATGCGATCATGGGGGAGATTTTTATTTATGTAGATATTATGGGTATCCACATCTTCACATTCCTCCGATACAGCGTTGGCATGTGGTAAATCACAGTAAATTACATTAACTACCAAATTAACACTCTCCCTTATATACTATTTATTTTTTAATTTTAATAGTTCTATATATTCAACTGCTTTTTCCATATCTTCCTTTGAAATTCCACGCGATGCGGAGAATAATAAACGTGCAGAAGGACGAGTTCGAAGGTATTCAGCGTATTCAGCTGTTTCAGAATCAAGGTAGTAACCTTGTGGAGTATCATCATTATCCCAACCGATTAACCATTCTGGCTTTACTTCTAATATGGGCGCTAATCTATTAATAAAATCAATAGAAACACTAGCGATTTTGCCAGATTCATATCTTTGCATATTGCTTTCACTAATACCTAATCTTGCTCCTAGGTCAGCTAATGTTATGCCTTTTTGCTTTCTAATGGCTTTTATTCTTTCTCCTATTTCTTTATTTATTGTATTTCTTTCATCAATACTCATAATATGCCTCCAAATAAGAATCGCCCTTACAAACATATATTACAATAAACTTGAATAAAATTCAAGAAAAATTATAAAACTTTTATAAAATCTTGCATAAAACGATTGACAAGTTATTTTTATAGGCTTATCATGTAATCAGAAACTTGCATAAGGTGCAAGAAAAGGGAGGTGAAAAGATGAAACTAGAAAAGCTGAAAGGATTATTGGTAGAACATAAGAAAACATATGCAGATTTAGCAGAGTTATTAGGTGTATCTATCACAACCATTAATAGTAAGATGAATGGAAAAACACAGTTTGATGTAGTAGAAGCTACAATGATTAGTGATTGGCTTGAATTAGACTGTTCTAGCCGAGTTGATATTTTTTTACATAATAACTTGCATAATATACAAGTTATGAGTTAGAAAAGGTGAAATCAAATGAAAGAAATAAAAGTCACAAACAAAGTTAGTGGCAGTAGCGAGGGGCATTAAATGAAAGAGGAAAAACATATTAAAATACTCCGCCAACAGCTGGAACTATTGACGGAGTTGCAAAAACAATTGGATGATCCACAAATAATCATGGAGCTATCTGACAAAATAATTGTGTTATCTGATGCACTAACTAATCTAGAAGAATCACAAAATAATAAATTATCTGTTTGGAAAGACGCATCATTAATTTATCAATTAGCCTTATCAATTCAAAATAAATGTGCAAAAGATATAGATGAATTATTTGCTCTGGGCAGTGACAAAAGTAAATAGCATCTGCATAACTGCGATAGCAATATGTTGATGCTTGTGGAGTACATTAGAAAATTTTGATAATAGACCTTTTTGCACGGGGATATCATTACTTAAGTTTGTTTCTAGCAAATGGAGCATTTTTCTAAACGCTTCTTTTTCTTCCATAGATATATTTTTGTCATTGTCAATTAGATTTGAAATTGAATTTATGGATTGATCTATAGAAATTGAAATATTTTCTTGTGAACCAATTATAGAATTTCCATTTATAGTGCCAATGTTAAATATATTGGTTGCATTAGAGCGTTTATGGGCACGCTGATAGTCTGTTTCATATTTTAAAATGGCGCCATCAGTCATTCCCAAAGGTTTTACATCTATAACATGGTAGTTCTTTTGGTTATGAACCAAGATATCGCCTTCTATTATATCTGAAAATTCTAATGTTTGAATGGAGTTTGGATATTTACTAGAACAGAAAAATCCATACACTTTGTCAGCGATTACTTTATTATTTCGTATTACAGTAAATAATTCAGACATATTTTTAAATGGGGCAACCGGCATTTTGAATTTCATTATAATCACCTCCTTTCAAGGTGATTATACAAAGTAAACTTTAAAAATATACAAAATATACATGAACAATTTGTAAAAGGAGGTAACTATGAAAAAAGGAGGACGTATGAATAAGCTTAGAGAATGTAGGATTAATAAAAATATAACTCAAGAAGAGCTTTCTAGGATATCTGGTATTTCTAGGACTACTATTGTTAATATTGAAGCCGGAAAGCTTAAGTTTATCCGCTCTGACACAATGGATGCACTATCAGAAGCTCTTAATGTTCCTGTTCCTACATTATTTTTTTAATTTAAAAGTAAAGTGCGCTTCGCTTGCAACAAAAGGCGCGATATGCGAACCATTTATTAACACAGAAAGGAGATTGCGATGAAAATCATTATAGAAGGTACTGCTGAAGAAATTTGGGCATTAATGAAAAAAGAGCCCTGCTGTGAACAGAGCTCTAGTAATCAATGGTTTCCTGAAGACAGTAATCGGAAATATTACGAAAAATCAACAAGTGGTCCTAACCTGAAAAAATAGTTTCGTTGATATATTTCCAAGCCTCCTTTGGTAACCAACCTTGGGTATTATTTATTACTTCTATGACCAGTAAACTATCATTGCTATCTAGATATTTGGTTATTTTGTCAGATACTTCTTGGGCTGATTGATAATTAGATCTAATTAAATAGGACGATTTCCAATATGTACACCAAGCTCCATCACTTGCCGATTTGATTGCTTGGATAACATTTTCATAATCTTGTCCCGCTTTATTCAAATCATAAGTAATAAAATAACGTTTTTTCATTCCACTCACCTCCTTTCTATATCCATTATAGCAAACGCGGAGGTGAGGGAAGT